ATGGCTGAAGTAACAAATATCGAGAAGCAGACTAGGGTTCGTTGCAGTGATGAGGCTTTTTTGGAGGCTGTTTTTTCAAGCAATACATATGCTGAGATTGCTAGCAAAACGGGCCAGAAATTGGCTAGCACAATGAGCCGATATGGTCGAGTTAAAAAGGCTCTTGCAGAAAAGGGAATTGATCTTCCAGAGATGCAAAGAGCAAAGCCTGTTCGTACTGTTGATAATGTTGAGGCTATGGCCGAAACTGCTCGCAGACTAAAGGCTGCTCATTCTGGTGGCTGATTTAACTCCAGCAACTTAATTGTTGCTGGAAAGTGAGATTGTGGTGGAACTGGAATACACGGTAGACTCAAAATCTGCTGCCTAATAGGCGTGAGGGTTCGACTCCCTCCAATCTCATTTACTTAGGGTTTGGGGTATAATTCTAATGAATACTTTATGTAATGCTAGAGTTCCTAATCACAATCCAAAATCTCCCATAAGTCATTTTATTTTAATGACAGTTAGAGAATATAATGATTATGAGGGTGGAACATACATCGACGAAATAAGAAATGTGGCGGATTTTTTAGAGAATTCTCCAAAAGCCATAGATGATCCATTCTACAGAATATATGGAGAAAAAAGAGAAGACAATCCTAGTCCATCGTTAGTCTTTATTGCAGAATTTTTTGACATCAAAAAAGCCAAAGATTTTTTGTATAATATTACTGGGGAATATCCTATAGTAATTTCTTACTGAAATGAATTACACTATTGATATTGAATGGTTTGATGAAGGTGGATATTGTCAATTCTATCCACTAGTTAATGAGACTTACAAAGGATTCAAGGAATTTAAATCTAAAAATGATGCTGAACAAGCATTTTCTTTGCAAAATTTATTAGCCAAATATAAATTGGCACCACAAACATATTCAGATATAATCAGAGTGCCTGTTAAGGACACAAATCTAGTAACCAATTATGGATTTGTTACACAGATTGCCGATCATTTAACGCCCAAACCGATTAAAAGATGGACTCAAAAACATCTACATTTACTAGATAGTATACAAGATTTAGTCGATAAAATTAGACAATATACTAGGCTAAACTTTTGGGATTGTCATCAAGAAAATGTTGGCTGGATAGACAATTATCTGGTCTGTATAGACACTGGTAAAGAAAGTTTTGAACCAGATAGTGATGCTTGGGGGTTAGGCAATCCGGGTCCAAGATGTTATTATTGTGATAGTTACATATGTTCTTGTGAGGAAAACAATAATGCCATATATTAAAGAAGAAAATCGTCTTAGTTTGGATCACTGTATAGAGGAAATGGTTTTGTGTATTGAGTCAAATGCTGATATAAATACAGATCAACCTACTCTTTCTAATGAAGAATTTTTAAGCATTGTCGGAGACATCAATTATACTTTTAGCCGTATTATCACTAATCTTATGGGTAAACCTTCTTATCCTAAAATTGCTATCGTTACTGGTGTATTAGAGAATATTAAGCAAGAATTTTATCGCAGAATGGCCTCGCCGTATGAGGATTTAAAAATCAAACAAAATGGGGATATAAAAGAATACAAGAGTTTAAACTAAGATGCCAAAAGATATAGATGATGTTATTAAAGAAATTACTAAACTCTCAAAACAAATATCTATTATAGATAATTCTTTATCTAATAATATCAAAGATTTAAAAAAAGACCTTAAAAATTTAGATAAAAAAGTAACTAGAATACTTGAAAAAATAGAAGAATTAGAAGTTGTTATGGAAGTATCAGAATTGATGGACGAAGAAGATGATGAAGATAATTCATTATACGGTACTGAATGGAATCCATACGAGGACGGAATTGATACTGAAAATTATGGAGAGGACAATGACGACAATTTGGATTAATGCTTGACAGACCGTTTTGACGATGGTATACTACGAGCATCACAGGAAATTTACTTGGAGAAACCATGAAACTAGCAGACAGAACAGTTGAAATTCATAGTCGCGGTATTGAGAATAGTAATCAGTTTACTATCGCTCAAACCAGTAAAATGTTTAAAATCCTTTCGGATTCTTTGTATTCCGATAAGGTTATGGCAGTAATTCGTGAGTTAAGCACTAATGCTTATGATGCTCATATTGCTGCTGGTAATAAGAATCCTTTTAAGGTTATTCTTCCCACAAGAGCAAATCCTTCTTTTACAGTACGAGATTATGGTACTGGTCTTAGTCAGAAGGATATGGAAGAACTATATACCACATATGGTGCAAGTAATAAGAATGATAGTAATGATTTTGTGGGTTGTCTTGGACTAGGATCTAAGAGTCCTTTTGCTTATACCAAGAGTTTTGGCACAGCATCTTATTACAACGGAACAAAGTATTCGTATATTGCTGCTATGGACGAGGCGGGTGTTCCATCTCTTAATCTTTTTGATATTAGTCCAACAACGGAACCTAATGGTCTAGAGATTAACTTTGCTGTTAAGCAATATGATTTTGATGAGTTTACCACCAAGTCAAAAAGAATTTTCCATTACTTTAAGATGAGGCCAATTATTGAGGGTGGGACCGATACTACTCTTAATGATCATTCATACTCACATAATAATGTGGTAATTGAAGGTAAAGGTTGGAAGATTGGACGAGTATCTCAACACAATCATCAATATCCTAGTCACTATAATAGTCCGGGTAGTGGTGTTGTTGCTATTATGGGTAATATTGCTTATCCTGTTGATACATCCAAAATTATCGGTGAAGAAAATGAAAAGACTGATAATGAGTCTATTCAACGCTGGAATAGAGCATTTAAGAAGGTTGATGTTGATAACTGGAAGAATCTAGTCAAAGAGATTCTTAATGCCGGATTGTATCTTGAGATCCAATTTGGTATTGGTGAACTTGAGATGGATGTATCCCGTGAAGGATTACAGTACACAAAGAATGTAATCAAAGTTCTTCGTGAACGAACCCTTGAGATTTATATGCAACTCAAGGATGATATGAGTACAAAGATATCAGAGTGCAAGAGTTTAACAGAAGCATATACGACCTACTATAATCTTAGTGATCTTGCTGGAGGATGGACTGCGGGAGCAGTATGGGTTGATCCATCTGGTAAAAGTCACGAACTTAATAGTGGCAAAGATCTTGAATATAAGTTCAAGAAAAACAAGCAACTTTATGTGTTTAACTGGAGAAGTGCTGGTTATCGTTCTCGTAGACTAGTTTATCTTACAGACAAGATTCACTGGGAAACTCTCTCAGGAAGAGGAGCATACTACTATGATAGTTCTACTAAAAAGTCTGGAAAGATGGTTTACTTTCGCTGTGATGTTAAGGGTATTGAAACAGCAAAGAAAATCTTGACAAAGTATTGTAATCAAAATGATTGTTTTGCTTATCTTATGGTTGATAGTGATCATCCAGAGGATTCGACCAAAGGGTTCGATGATATGATTAAGGATATTGGTGGAGAAAGTAATCTGCTCAATGTGTCTGATTACAAGTCTTTGCTAAATGGTTCGACAAATCGTACCAGTAGAGGATCATCTGGAACAATTAGCAAACAGGATGTATTCATTATTAATGGACTAGGGTCTGATAAGAAGTGTGAGACTCTTAGTGGTAACGGAATGAATGACTCATGCTATCTTAGAGAACTATCAGATGATCTTATGGAATATCTTGAAGATACTAGTAATGAGATTGTTTATGTTCCTATTCTAAGGTATGGTTCTATTGAGAACTATCCTAGTATGAGAAATATTTATGCTATGTCAGATAATAAGGATCTTATTGTTGGACAGAAACTATTTGATAATCAGAAGATTTTTGCTATCAAGTCTAGTGTTGTGCAAAAACTCAAAGACGAAGGACTTAATCTTGTTGATTTCAATGAATGGTTCAAGAAATGGGCAACAAAGATTGTTTCAAAGTTACACGAAAAAGTATCTTCATATAGCAAAATTATGAAGTATTCGACCGATCAATATAATACGGCCGATAATACTTATAGTGGTAATGAATACTACTACACTGGAAAACATAGTGATAGAAATATTATGTTCCATATTATTAATCTATTCGGTATAGATTATCGTAAGTATATTAGTAATAAGGATTTGTGTGATATTATTGATCAGTGGTTCTTAATAGAGTTCTTTGCTTATACTATTCATCATGGTCATCACTTGAAGAAGATCAAGAAAGAAGACTATTACTCACACATGGCTGTTATTCTAAACAACTATGGTATTAATGGTATTGACCCATCAAGTATTCGTGATGCTAATATGTCACTAGTTAATATCAAACAACAAATAGCAGTACTTTATAATGGTGACAAAGATAATATCATTGTCAAATCTCTAGAAAAGAATGATTCGGACAATGCTATTGTTGATAGTTTACCAAAAATGGCCGACATTAGAAAAAATCTTAAAGACGGAGTTGACAAGAGTCCGATGTTCAAGTATATTGTGGGAAGCAACCATGATGCGGACTTTGGAAAAATCAGTAGCAATAATCCTCTAAAGATTTTTGATACTGATGGTTACTATAGCAAGCCAGCATGGTTTAGCAGTATGACTAGCGAAAATAATATTGAGTCTTTGAAAACAACAATCGGTAATTTGATTTAATTTCACAGGAGAATGGAGAAAATAACATGAGCGTTCCTTTTATGTGGGTCGATGGTAATCTTACGTTGATTTTAAACAATAGGGCTTTTCAGGTTCTTCCAGATCATATTAATTACAAGATGATTCTGGAGGCTCTGCCAACTGCTACTAGCGATCAGTTGCTAGATTTGGTAGATATTGAAAAGGCAATAGAGTCTTTTAGTCATGGTCAGGTTGAGGTTAAAAACGGCAAGGTGCTATACCAAGGTGAAGAAGTTCATGGTAGCATCAGCAAGAGAATTCTAGAATTTATGAGTAAGGGTCTTCCTTTTGAACCTCTGGTTAATTTCTTGAATAATCTTATGGATAATCCTAGTATGCAAAGTCAGAATGAACTCTATGATTTCCTAGAGCATGAACATCTTCCAATTACTGAGGATGGACATTTTCTAGCATACAAGGCTGTTCGTAGTGATTATATGGACAAGTATGCTGGAAAGTTTGATAATCATGTTGGTCAAGTTTGCGAAATGAATCGTGCTAAGGTTGATGATAATCGTAGTCAGGGTTGTTCTAAGGGTCTTCATGCTGGAGCATTAAACTATGTTGCATCTTATGGTAGTATTGATGCTGGCGATCACATTGTGATTGTTAAGATCAATCCAAAGGATGTTGTTAGTGTTCCGTCTGATTGTAACTGTGAAAAGTTGCGTACTTGTCGCTACGAAGTAGTGGGCGAGTATCAAGGTGAACTATTAAAGCCTCTTTATAAGAGCAACTTTAATGAAGATTCGTATGAAGACGATGAAGACAATTTGTATGATGAATACAACGATGAATACTGGAATCAGTATGATGAGGATGAAGAAGAGGACGAAGAAGACGATTATTTTGTATGAAAATACAAGAGTGAGCAAAAGAAATTTGGGCTATGGTGGTTCGATCCCACCAACACTCTTTTTGTTGATAATGATAAGCATGGTGCTTATCCCAACACTTTAGTTAATAACAGGAAATGGTGGAAAAATGAGTAACGGCTTTAGTGATAAGTTGGCTTTTAATCCCTTTGATAAGAACAATGATGTTCATTGTGGTTTTGCACAAGATGCCAGAAATAAGTTTCTAGATTCTTTCAAGCAGAACCATATTGTGTGTTGGAATGGTAATCCACGCAAAAAGGTTAGCAGTATGAATCATAACAATGGTTCCAATGCTATTGATGTAGCACTTGAGGCTAATGTGAATAATCATTCGGATGTTTACTTTTATGTTAATGGTGGACGTAAACTCTATGGCATCAATCAATTTACTTGCTGTTTTTGTGATATGGATGCTGGTCGTGATAACGAAGGTAAGTATTTTAAGCCTAGTGTTGTTATGAAGAAGAAGCAGGAGTTCCTTAAAAGAATAAATAGTTTTCCTGTTAAACCAAGTTGGGTAGTTGATACCCGTAATGGTTATCAGTGCTATTGGTTATTTGATGATGCTAGTCGAAAGATTGTTGGAAACAATAAAACTTTCTGGAATGGCTTGCAAAAGAAACTTGTTAACTATTTTGGTGGTGATCCAAGAGCCATCAAGCCAAACCAAATTTATCGCGTACCATATACTTGGTGGCGTAAAGAATGGGAAAAGAAAGCTCCGTATTTTACAAGTCTACTTCCCGGTTGCTCTGGTCAACCAATTAATGTGGCCGACTTAAAGAGCGCATTAACAGGCCAGCCTGCTACTCTACAGATTATTCCTGAGAAGTGCAGCGACGATTGGTACAAGGGATATGCTAAGGCTTATAAGCAGAGTGATATTACTGGTGTTCCAGTATCGGCTAATGTTGCTAATGAGATTTTGAATAGTCTTCATAAGAATGTTGATTATAAGGATTCTTATAAGCAACTTGAGAAGAATATGAAACCTCTTTATTCTTCTAATCGTGCTTATGGCGATCCTACTCCGGTAACTCCAAGTTATGGTGATCTTGATGGAGACATTGATGGTGACGGAGACACTGATAGTCTAACCTCTCCTCTTGCTCCTAGAGACGAAGATTTAGATCTAGACGGTACACAGACCAAACTTTTAAAAACGGTCGTGGAGTTCCTTAATCAAGTGAGTACGCCGCTCTACTTTAGCAACAACAGATTCCTTAGTAGTGCAGCAAAGGACTTGGCTAATCAGATTAGCGACAAATTTTGCATTGGATAGTTTTAAACTGTCAGGGGGCATAGAATATCCTATGCCTTTCTGACAGAAAAACATAAGGAGAATACAATGGCTAGACATAAAAATGAGATACTTGAAAAACTAGAAAATGATAGTCTGTTAAGGGATGAGTTTATTAAACTGATGGAATCTCTTGGAGATGCAAGAAGATTAAAGGATCATGTTAACCAACATGGTATCGGTTCATTTAAGCCAAGAGGAAAAGTAAGTTGGCAAACAATGAGT